ATTCGTCGTCAGACAGGTTTTTAGAGCTGGTAAATGGGTCTCTGAAGTCGTTGTAGAGCGTGTTGCCGTGCCTCTTGCTCACGTAGCAGATGCAGGACTAGACGTCATCGAGCGAGTTGCTGGCTTGCCACTCAGAATCCTTAGAGGTGGTTCACCAGCTCCCACTGTGTCCCCTGCTCCGCAGATTCAGCCATCCAAAGTGGCTTCAGTAGTCAACCAGGCTAAGCCTGCAAACGACTCAATTTCATCGTTTGGCCACGCATTGGCTATCAAAAAAGCCATTAAGGCTTATCTCTCTGATGAACACTGCGTGAAAGACATCACTCATCCAGTTGTCCTTCGACTAATCGGTTCCTGTATTGCTAAGAACAACAATAGTCTTCTGAAGCTTCATAGCTCACCACTCAATCAGATTGCAGATCATATCGACGGTAAGTGCCAGATTCTTGGTGTGCCGTCTATGAAAGAGTGCTTATTAATTGAGAAAACGCCAGAATATAACAGAGTTCTGACAGAATTCCGGCATCTTAAAATGCCAAAAAAGCCTGAATTTGTTCCAATCACTACTAATCAACCGAACTTTTCTTTTAATAAGAAATATGCCATCAAAGCATAGAAAAAAGAGAGGCCTTACTAATTAAAGTAAGGCCTCTCTGCTGATTACGCACTGCGAACTGAAGAAGGGAGTTAACTTCAGCGAGATATTAAGCGTTCAGCAATTCGTCTTCAAGAATCATAGCATGAATCTTTGCAAGTCGCAACTCTTCACGAAGAATTTGGACCTCTTCTTCTGCGCAGATTGCACGGCTCTGAAAGTGGTTAATCCAACCACCCAGACGGCGAATATCCTCAGCGTCGGCATTATCTTGACCCAACTGACGAGAAGCATTCACTGCACCTTGTGCCATCATAGCCATCCCGCCGATAAAATTTCCGAGTTCCATAGCTGATTTCCTTTAATTCAATCATTAAATCATAAAAAGATTCCAATGTCAAGAGTCACGCTCTTGCAATTTAGCGTGACTTGCTACATTATAGTAATAGCCATTACGGCAAAGGGAGATTATCATGAAAACAATATTAGAGAAAATGGGAGATCAAAATGAACAAAGAAGATAAACCAAGCTACGCCTTAATGGCATCTGCAATCTTAGTGAGCGTTATGTTTTGGGTGCTGAATGCCTTTTGGGCACTTTTGCAACATTAACACTAACTCTTGACTTTGATATCAGATTGTGATATAAAACAATATATTGAAAATTTATATCAAGAAAGAGCCTCCATTTGGGGGGCTTTTTCTATGGAGAAAATAAAATGGAAAACATTGAAACTGCTGTGACTGCTGAAGCTACGACTATAAAAACCGACGTTGAAACTGCTGAAACTGCTGTGACTGCTGAAGCTACGACTATAAAAACCGACGTAGAGACCGAGGTAAAGAATGAAGAAACAGGCATCGTTGCAACCATCGAAGCAGATATCAAAAAAATCGAAAGCTGGTTCGCAAAAAACTTATAAGCCTGCGATTGCTAAGAAATACGTTCCAACAGATGAAGACAGAGAATCAGTTAGGTATCTGAAGTCTTGTGGTTTTACAAATATCGAAATTGGGCAAGCATTAGATATCTCTGATGCAACTTTGTTAAGACATTATAGAAAAGAACTCGATGTGGGTTTTAACTATGTTCATGGTCGTTTAGCTAAGAATGCCATTCAGTTAGCACTCTCTGGCGATAAGACTATGATGATTTTTATTTTAAAAACGAAGTTCGGGTGGAGTGAAAACAGGCCAGCAGTGGCCGAAGATTTTAAAAGCTTAATATTGAGTGATACTGACCCAGAGACCTCTGACCGTGGCTCAATCTGAATTCAGACCTGCATTAAGTAAGCCTCAGTCTGTCATCTATAATGCAGGATGGAAACCAGATGCCAGATTTCGGACTGCTGTCTGCGGACGTAGATTCGGAAAATCATTCTTGGCACGTGAGGAAATCAGACGTGCAATCCGAATGGCGGTTGCTAACAATATTACACCAGAAAATGAAATCTGGTATGGAGCCACAACTTATGGCCAAGCTAAGAAAGCCATGTGGGGACCAATTAAAAGAGCAATTCCAAGATCATGGGTTGCAAAGATTAACGAGTCAGAGTTATCAATATATTTAAAAAGTGGTCATGTTGTAAGACTGGTTGGCTTAGATAGATACGATACACTTCGCGGTGCAGGTTTATATTTCTTTGTTGGCGACGAGTGGGCAGACTCTAAGAAAGAAGCATGGGATGAGACTATCTCTCCAATGCTATCTACCACTGAAGGTCATGCTTTATTCATTGGGACACCTAAGTCTTTCAACCACTTTTATGATTTCTACACCAAAGGTCTTCCCAACGCGATTGACCAGAATGGCAATCCAATTGAAGACCATAAGTCTTTTATGTTTACTACTTATCAAGGTGGTAATGTATCAGAGAAAGAGTTTAACAGAGCTAAAGCAAGTTTAGACTCAAGGACATTTGCACAAGAGTTCTTGGCATCATTTGAAAACTTCACAGGAAGAGTTATCAGTTCGTTTGTTCGTTCTGAATCAATTAAGCCTTGCAAAGACAAATATACTAATACTTCACAGATAAGCCTTGGTATCGACTTTAACGTTAACCCGATGTCTTGCACGGCTTGGATTACAGAAGGTGATATAGATTATCAGTTTGCTGAAATCGTTATGCAAGATTCTGATACAGATAAACTAGTTATAGAAATACGTAATCGATTTGCCAGAAATGGTCAATTAAGCCACATAACAGCATATCCTGATGCATCTGGTAAAAGTCGACGAACATCTGCCAATGGCAGAACTGACCACACGATATTACAACAGGCTGGCATTAACGTTAGACCACTATCAAACAATCCATCTGTTCGTGATAGATTTAACGTTACCAATGCACGGTTTTGTAGTGCCGATGGCGTTCGTCATGCGTTCATTGACCCAAGTTGCACTAAGTCTATCGAGTCTTATGAAAAGTTGATTTACCGTGATGGTTCAAGTGAACCTGATAAAAAGTCTGGTTTCGACCACATTGTCGATGCCACTGGTTATTTCATGTATACCAAATATTTCAATAAACCAGTTCAACAGAAATTTATTAACATAATGGGAAGATAAAGCATGGATTGGGTCTCACTACAACAATCTATGCCAAAAGTCGAAAGACTACCACATAGAGCCACTAAAATTGTCAATTTGGCCAAAGTCCTTAATGGACAACATTACGACCACATTGCCAACGATTTTAGTCAAGAAACTGGTGGTGGAGATGACGCTTATATAAAGATCTCTGAGAGACGTCCTGCTATTAAATCTTTCTTATGTTCAACAGTTGTCCATGATTCTGTAAGTCTTCTATTTTCTGAAGGTCATTTTCCTACAGTTAACTCAACTGATAAGAATACATCTAAATCATTAAATGCCATTATTAAGCAATGCAAACTTAATGAGATTATGATTGACGGTGCTACTCGTGGTTCTGTTGGTTCTATCGCTATCCAATTCAAAGTCCTCAGAGGAAAACCATTCTTTGAAGTCCATAACACCGCATTCTTAACGCCATTTTTTGACCCTGAAGACCCTGACACACTGCTTAGAGTTGTAGAACGCTACACAGTCGATAGCGAAACACTGATAGCCCAAGGCTACAATGTAAGTCCCGATAGAAGCCGTTATTTCTTTCAGAGAGAATGGAATTCAGAAGAAGAAATCTGGTATCTACCGTTTGCTACTGATGAGACACCAGTTATTAGAAGAGATGAAGTTAATACGATTAAACACGGTCTTGGTTTTTGTCCGCTTGTATGGATTAAGAATCTACCTGGTGGTGATGGTGTCGATGGAGCTTGCACATTCGAGGCAGCAATCGATACGTCAATTGTTATCGATTATCTGCTTTCCATGGGTAACAGAGCACTGACGTTCACTGCTGATCCAAAACTGGTCATCATCAATCCTTCAGGCGAAGAGAAACCCATCACTGGTGGCTCTAGCAATGCAATCGTCATACAAGATTCTGGTGCTAGAGCCGAGTTTTTAGAAATCAGTGGTACAGCATCAGAGGCCGTCAGGGAATACGTTAGATACCTCCGTAGCGTTGCTCTTGAAGCCGTGCACGGTAACAAGACCGACCCAGACAAGCTTTCAGCGGCACAATCTGGACGCGCCATGGAGATGATGAATCAAAGCCTTATCTGGTTAGCCGACCGTTTAAGAACTTCTTATGGCGAAGTTGGCTTGATAAGTTTGCTTAAGATGGCTTGTTTAGCCTCTAAGCGGATAAAAGGTGGCATTAAACTGGGTTCAGAGTTTATCACAGATTTAGATGAAAACGATATAAGTTTATTGTGGCCACGTTGGTATGCAAGCACTGCTGAAGATAGACAAGCAGATGCTACAACGTATTCTGCACTTACTAAGAGTGCTCTTATATCTAAGAAAACCGCATTAAAGGTTCTGGCTTCAGAATACGATATTGAAGATATCGAAGCAGAACTTGAACAGATTTTTCTTGAAGAGAAAGCGACCGACGAACGTATATCTCGTCAACCAGATATCACAAAGGTATCTGAGTCCATTCAAGCCTAAAAGGGATAGAGATCCCAAAAACTAGACAGAGGTCTTAAACATGAGTGAAGTTACAAACACAGAAACACCAAAACCAGAAACCCAATCAAATCAAAGCTTTTCACCTGAATACGTGAGAGAGCTGAGAGAAGAAAGTAAAGCCCATCGCTTGAGAGCGGTAGCTTTGGAAAACACCGTTAAGGAGGCTTTAACAAAAGCTGAATTAGCCGAAAAACTGGTAGCTGAAACTGAATCAAAATATAGAACAGAATCTGAAACCAAGATTGCTGAATTTTCCAACTCTGCAAATCAACGTATTATACGTGCAGAATTGAAAGCACAAGCAGTCAAAGCAGGAATGATTGATCTTGATGGTCTGAAACTCCTCGATACCTCTACAATAACTATAGATAAAAATGGTGATATCGTGATCCCTGATGGGTTCTTTGAAGACGCTAAGAAAGCTAAATCCT